CCGAGCTCGGAATCGAATTCGACGAGGGCATCATCCAACAATGGCTCCAAGAGCGGCTCGACGATACACGAAATCATTTCGTGACGAGCGCCTCGGGGCCGAGCCCATCAGCGCCGGGTGCCTATCCTGGCCTGCGATCCGGTCAATTGGTGGGCTCGGTTAATGTGGAGGTTGGCGGACGCTCCGGCTCGATTTCGGCCGGCGCTTCTTATGCCAGTTACCTCGCCAGCGGCACCAAGCACATGGCGTCGCGCAAGATGCTCGTCGAGGCGCTCGACGAGACGTTGTCGGCGCGGCCGGCGGCCGATCAACTCGCGCAGGCCGTCAAGCTCACGGTCAAATGAATGCTCGACCAAACGCAAGTCCGTTCGCTTTTGCTCGCTCAATTCGGCATGCCGAAATCGCTCTATGTGATGGCGGTCGAGCGGTTGCGCGCGGCCTGTACGATGTTTGAGGACAACATCAAATTGAGCATGCGCCAAATCGACGACGAGCAATGGGCGCGCTTGCCGCTGCCTTATCTCATGGTGTTCCCGACCGTGACGCGCATTCGTGTCAGCGAGGTCGATCAACCGACCGACGAGGTGGTCAATCCGCGTTCAATCACATTCGTCGGGCAATTCGACGGCCGCGGGACCGAGCACGAGTGGGTGACCGCCGACGACATAGAGCTCGCCGAGAAGCAACTCATTATGTCGCTGGTCAATTGGCAACCGGCAAAACATTTCAAGCCGACGCTATATGCCGGCATGCGGGTCGAGGGGACGAGGATCCCGCACGTCAAGGTGTCTTTCGTGTTTCAATTCTTTGAGCACATTGTATTCCCCGAGCAATCGGCGGCCGAGGAGTGTGGTGACGGCGACATAATCGAGCGGCTCACGGTGCGGGTCGGTGCGCCTTGCCCGCCGATTTGCGACCCGTGCACCGGCGAGGATCTCACGGTCGAGCCGACGCACGGCCGATATATTGAGCCGGAGCCGCCTGGCGCTCGGTGGCCGATGATTGGCGGCTGGCCATATCCCTCGGAGGAGAAAAATGACTAAACTTGGTCTTAGCTTTGGAAAGGAGAGCGTCACCATGGGAACTCCACAGGCATGGGACAACCCCAATTATCTCGCCGGCATGCGGCAGAACCGACGCCGGCCGAGCATTCAACAATTGCCGCTCGAGGGCGGCCGTGCCACGGCCTCGGGCGTGGTCATGATCGCGGTCAAGGCACAAAAGGGTAGCCTTGTTTATCAGGACATAGACCTTGCCGTGCCGGTCCCCGAGGATGATTTCATTCCGGTGGAGCTCACGCCGACGATCGCGCAAGCGATAGCGGACGGCGATCTTATCAAAAGCGGCAAACCATTTCTGAATGAGGAAGGCGGCCCGAAACCGCGAGGAGCCCGACGGGGGCCAAAAGGGGCACCGCCGGGGAGCTCGGCCAGTCAAGCTATTTGAGAGAAGGGCCGCACCCTTCCGAGGTGCGGCCCTCATTGCCGGCCAAGCCTTGCCTTGCATACGCCTGGCATGGCCGTGCTAGGACGGGCCTAGCAATGCCCCGCTCTGGCAATGACCAGGTCGCGGGGTGACCTGGTCGAGGTGATAGCTATGAGGCGGATTGCCGGCGGGCAAGCTTTGCAGTAAAAGGAACGTGCAGGCCGACTACCGATGGTAGGAGGCAGTCTTGGCACAAAACAACATTTCCATTGCCACCGCTCGCGGAAATTTTCTCACGTGGTGTGTTTCAGGATACCTACCGCTCGCCGAATTATGCCGGCCGCTTTATGTCGCGCCGATGATTACGACGCCGGCGCCCACCGAGCCGCCCGAGGGTGCCGCCGCTCGTGCGGGTCGCACTTTTGGCGCCTCTGGCGCTTTCGGTGCCAGGCCAGGCGAGTTCTACATCATTTACTCGGTCAACGAGGCGCGTGAGCTCTTTGGTGCCGGCTCCATCGCCGTGCTCATGGCGATGCAACATTTTGACACATGCCCAGAATTACCATTATACGTCACGCCGCTTCTCGATCCCGAGGGCGGAATCAAAGCACAGCACACGATCACGTTTACCGGCCCGGCAACCGATACAGGCGTGCTCTCGGTGGATGTGCTTGATTTCGCCTTCGTGGTGGCGGTCAATGTCGGTGCCTCGGCCGCCTCGGTTGCCACCTCGCTGGCGACGCAATTCGGTCGGTTTATCGATTTCCCATTTACCGCCGAGGCCGCCGGCGACGTCGTCACGCTCACCGCCAAGAATGCCGGCCCGGTTGGAAATTGGTTCACGCCGCTGTGGAATCCGCGTTTCGGCGACACCTTCCCGCCCGGCATTGACGTTGAAGTCAAGGTCAAGAGCGTCCCCGGCTCCGGCGTCTATGACCTCGAGGGCACCATCGGCACCGGCCCGGAGGCATACAATTGGAGCCTGGCGCTCCCGTTCAATTGCCATTGGGATTGCGTCGGCCTCGGGATCGAGGACGAGGTGGTCAAGCAATTCCTGATCCAATTGATTCGACGCAATTGGAAATGTGGGGTTCAAGGGGATTTCAAAGGCGGACACCTTTTCGCGTCCTTTACAAATTCCGCGGGGCAAATTGCGTACTATGGTCGAGGCCGCAACAACCCGGAGGAGACGGTTGTGCCCGTCCGCACCGGGTACAAGTATCCGGGCTATGTTTTGACCGCGGCTTTTACCTCGCGGTGCTGTTGCACAGCGTGTTGGGATCCGTCGCGACCAATGCAGTATGACAACGGGCTATTAGGTAATTTATACGACAGCCGACAATGCGCGTGGGTTTGGTCACCGGAGGAAAAGCGCGCGTTTTTCGACGCCGGCATAGCTAACTGGGATATTGCCAACGCCCGCGGCATTCGCATGACCAACCTTTGGATCGAGGAGCCGCTCACAACGTACAAATATGATCCCTTCACCGGCGCACCGGACGGCGCGTGGCAAAGGGTCGAGAACCGTTACACCGTGGTCAAGTTCGTCCGCGATCTCGGTTTCTGGTATCGCCGGAATTACTCGAGCGTTTCGCTCGTGAGCGACGGCACGCCTATCCCTCCCGGCAAGCGGGCGGTCTCGCCGCGCATTATGAAAGCCTCGCTCCTCGCTTGGATCCGCGGCACGCAACTCGGGTGGACGGTCGAGGATCCCGGCTACCTCGAGCGCATGGTGCAGGTAGAGCGGGCGAACACGCCGGCATTCTGTGATCCCAATAGGCTTTCGGTGATGCTGGACATCGACCTCGTTAACCAGTTAGCCCGAATCGCGACCACGATTGACTCGAGTCCCGAGTTCGCGTGCATCCCGCCGGTGCTCCTGCCCGGCGCGTTCACATAAGAGGGTGACCCATGGCTTATTGCATCAAGTGCAAGGGCGTTCTCAATTTTGTTGTGAACGGCCGGACAATGCGACTCCAATCGGACGGTGACGTCACGCTCTTGGTCTCCGATCAGAATCGAAGCGCGGCCCATTTCGGCGAGTTCACGATGGAGCGGCGCAACCCGACCGTCAACGCCACGATGCTCGTGCCAATTGATATGTATGTGAGGCAGATCCAAGAGCTCTGCGACGTCGCCTTGGTGGTCGAGCTCTGTGACGGGAGAACCTTCTCGAGCGATCACGCAAGCAATGTGAGCCAGGATACGTATGACGCGAAAACCAATCTCCAGAGTGTGGAGATGATTTGCGACATAATCACCGAGCTCCTACCGTTGCAAGCGGCTTAACGGTTTCGAGTCGCCTCGGGGGCAAACCCCGCCGACGTAGGATGACTCGAAGGTAGGGCGTCCCTTTGACCGGAGTCGTCGCCGGTAGGGGCGCCCTCCGCTTTTATAGAGGGGACTTACAATGGCAGCGATGGACAAGGAATTTGCGCGGCTCGGCCTGCGCCAGGACGTGACACTCGCAAGTGGAGGGACGAGCAAGGAGGTCGTTATATATCGGCCGACCTGCAAAGATCTCATTGAGCTCGCCGACCTCAACAAGCCGGGCGATCAAATCCGGTATTTCGCCAAGAATTGTTGTCGCGCTGTGAACGGCGGCGACACCGTCGAATTCAAATCCAACGAGCTCGACGCCTCCGACGCGGCCGAGCTCTCGCAACTCGCGGCGTCAATCTATCGCGAGATGGCGGACTATGAGCTCCCCGAGGACGCCGGCGACGGTGTGACCTCGCCGATAATTTACACGTTGCGCACGCCGATCAATCTAAACCGCGGGCCGGAGGATCCCGAGCCGGAGACGATTCGGCAAATTGAATTCCAGGCGCGGCGGCTCGGCGAGATCTCGGAGTTCTTGGACGCGCGCGCGGGCTCGCCCGAGGAGTTTTATGTCTTCATGCGGACGTTCGGCCACCTCTTGGGCACGCGCTTGCCTATGTCGGAGGTGGTGATTCAAACAATGGACTACACCGATTATCTCTGCATAAGGGGCCGCATTATGGGAAAGCTCGCACGGTCGGGCGGACGGTGGAAAAAAACTTTGAGCTAGTCGCGTTGCAATATCGATGGCCACCGGGCTCGTGGGACCACTTAACGATAATGCGGGCCGGCCGATTGTGGGCGACGCTCGAGGAGCGACACAAGGCGCTCCGCGGCCCGGTGATTGACGCGGAGGATCTCGAGTAGGCCATGGCCGACGTTACCGCAACCGCAACCATTCAGGTCGTCACAAAGGGCCAAGAGTCAATCTCGGCACTTAAAGGCGAGCTCGAGTCATTAAAGAGCACAGGGCAAGAGCTCCGCGACGCGCAATTTCTAGATCCGCAGAAATTACGCGACAACGTCAACGCGACAATCCGGGCCAATCGCGAAATGGAATATGCCGCGCGCGGTTTCGGCGACGAGACCGCGAACGCGGCAAGAGCAATGGATTCGTTTGGTCGCTCCGACGCGATGAAGCAAGCACAAAAAGCTTTCGTCGGGGCACAAGAGAATCTCCTCGAGGTCGAGAAGGCCGACGGCGACGTCGAAACCGCAATGAAAGGCGTAAAGGACGCCGGCGAGGCTTACAACAAGGTGGTACGCGCCGAGGGAGAGGCGCGGCGCGAAATCGGCCGGCAAATATCCGAGCAAGAGGCGGCGTTGCCGACGCCGGAGGAGAGAAGAAAAGGCATTCCCGGCATACCAACCGCCGAGGAACTCCGCGGCGTGCCGGCAGCAGCGCCAACCGGCGCCCTTACTTTGGCGGACGCGGCAGGCGCGGCGGCCGGTGCGCTCGCCGGGCTCACGATCGCGGTGGGCGTCGCACAAGGCGCAATGGCGATTTTTGGCCAAGCGAATGAACTCGCGGCGGCGAGCGCGCGCGACGTCATGAAGATCTCGGCGGAAGCGCAAAAGGCCGGCGTGACATACGAGGAGGCCGCCGCACAACGGGCGGCCGGCGTCGGCTTGTTCGGCGAAAAGGGTTATGAGGACATACGAAGGCGGTTTGAGAAAAACGTCCGCGAGGGCGGCAAGGGGTTGCAAGAAGATCTCGAGACGCTCGGCATCAAACCAACGGAGGCACCGCCCTCACCCGTCGAATTTGCTAGGCGCGCGGCGGCACGTGGCGCGGAGCTCCGCGGCGCGGTCGCTCGAGGAGAGGAGGGCGCGCAAGCGGCTCTCAACGAATTCCAAAGCGCATTGCTACGGCGCGGCGGCCCGGCGATGGCGCGGGTTGCAGGGGAGTTAACTGACCAGGAAATCGCAACCCGGGAGGAAGGTGCGACAAGAATTGCCGATGCTTTCAGGACTACCGACGCCAAGCAAACGCGCGACAACGCCGTCGCATTCGAGAAATCGGCGGCCGAGCATACACAAGCGACCAAAGGCTTTTGGGACCAGGCGGGTGAGGCGGCGACGCCGGGTCTGACAAAATACAATGAGGCAATCACCCAAGGCTTGGTCGAGGGCGGCCCGTCCGCGGCCACAGCCGCCGGCAAATTCGCAGGGTGGCTCGCTGGCAAGACCGGCGAATATCTACAAGGCAAGTCCGCACAGTGGCAAGCGTATCAAGACATTGCCAGCGGGATTGCGTGGGGTGCCGCCGAGGCCCTCAAATTGGTCACGCCGACGCCGGCGGCGGCGGCCGAGTTGCCTGGGATCGAACGTGTTGCTCCCGATTTCGTCAAGGCCGGCGAGGAGGGCGGCCTCTCCGCCAAGGAAAAGATCGAGGAGGGCTTTGACGACGGGGCGGACCAAGCAATTCAAAAGATCGCGCCTGATTTCATCAAGGCGGGCGAGGAAGGCGGGCTTAGTGCTGCCGAGAAGATTGAGGAGGGATTTGCGCCGGCGATTGAGAAGGTGGCGCCCGATTTTCTGAGAGCCGGCGAGGAGGGCGGGCTCTCTGCCGCCGAGGCTCTCGAGGAAGGATTCCCCGACGAGGAGATCGGCCAAGCAATTGCCGCCGGCATTCAAAGGGAGCCGCCGGACTTCTTGAAACCAGGCGAGGAAGGCGGCGTAAGCGCGGCGGAGGGGCTTCAAGAGGGTTTCGACGTAAGCGAAATCACCGCACAGATCTCCGCCGCCGGGTCGGAGCTCGGCTCCACCGCCGCCTCGGGTATCACCGAGGCCGGAAGCTCTGGCGGCGAGGCGTTTGGGAGCTCGGCCGCGAGCGGGATCTCGGCAGCGGGGAGCGAGGGCGGCAACGCCTTCGCCTCGGCGGCACAATCCGGCATAACGGCCGCGGGCTCGGCCGGCGGCGCGGCGTTTGCCTCCGCGATCAATCCTGGCGCCATCGGGAGCGCCATCGGCTCGGCGGCCGCGGCGGCCATCTCGGCAGCACAGGTTAACGTAAACGTCAACGTGGCCGGCGCCGGCTCGGCCGGCGGCGGCGCCTCGACGGGTAAGGATAGTGCAACCTAATGCCCGATTGCATTGACCCCGGCTACCCTCGACCGCCAAC